GATGTGGATGCTGATAATGTCGCCAACTATCACTTTATAGTTCCCAACGGCAGTCAGTTATCGGTTCCTTGCAATAGTAGAGTGAGTTGCTTTAGTGTTGCCGGGGGCAAGGTAGCTACTGCGGAGTTTAGAAGGGAGGCATAGGATGAGAACTTTTAAACCGTTGGCGATAGGGGCAGCGTTGGGATTGGCAGGGGTTCTATGTGTTGCACAGATAGGACCCACACCGCCATTGATATCAGGTGGTATATCTTCATCGGTTATCAATAACCTGTTCACCAATACCACCACGTATTTTGACACGTTCAATTCCACCACTATTAATTCAGTTTCCAATTTCACTCAGAATATCTCTGTTAGTGGTAAGGCAACACTTAATCTCGTCATCATCACTAATACAGTTCTCTTCTCTACTAACGCTTTCCCTTTAAGTCCTGGCACTACATGGAATTGGTCAAAGTATTCTCAGTTCATCTCTACCAATGCTGATTTTAATGTTACTGCTTTATCAGGGCTTTCCAATAATCTTCTAAATCAGGCTGAACTTCAGATAAGTAACAACAGTGCCTCACAGATTATCTGCCATTTACTTTTTGCATTGAATAAGATTGGTCCATTAACGACCAATGATATTTATATTGCAGGATTTAAACAGGCATACGTTAATGGTGAAGCTCGCGGGATTGGAACAGCAACCAACATTGTTACTCTTGTTGAGCCATAATGATTAAATACGCCATATCTTTACTGTTAGCTACTTCTGCACTAGGTGCGGGATTTAGTTCTAGTTTAGCTTTTAGAGGACAAGCAGGTGGTGAATCATTGCTTAATAGTTTAGTTTCTGCTTGGCAGTTTGATGAACACCAAGATAGTGGAAGCAGGACTGATGCTTTTGCTGGTTTTATTCTTCTTGACCAAATAGGTGGACCTAATCTTGTTGGCTCAATGCGTGGCATCATGGGTGGGGCAACTTCATACACTAATGGAAGCTCTTTTCTTACTAATATAATTAATCAATCATCATTTCAAGCTGGTTCTGGTAAGAGTTTTACAATGGCAGCGTGGATAGAGGGTGGCAATGCTGGTAATTCCAGAATTGGTAGTATTAAATTTAATGGTGGGTTTGACTATGATTGGGAGATAACTGGTGTTGGTCTTAGTGTTCAAGGTAATTTAGGAACTCCTTACGCTATTAACTGGCCCTATTCCATAACAAACAACTATGCTCTTGCTGTTGTAGGATTTGATGCTCCTACAAAAACATTATTTCTCTCACTTAATGGTAGCACAAAGTCAACCACTGTTTTCTCTGGTGATACCTTTATCCGTAATAGCAACTTTCCTTTCATGGTTGAATGGCTTAATGGTGCTGTGGATGAACTTTATTTTTGGAATCGCACTTTAACACAAGCTGAGATAACTCGTTTGTATAATAGTGGATATGGATTGAAATATCCATTCAATAATATAGATGGTGTTCTGAATCTTACATTGAGTTATCTATGGTCGCTGACTAATAGAAACACATACACTATAAATGGCTCTAATGCTACTTATACTTTGATTAAGGGATATACTGATTCAGGTATATGGGATAAACTTAATCTCATTGTAGGCTATACACCAGATAGTCTGAAAGTGGCACTAACGCCAATCAAAACTATTAGGTCAGAATTTTTTGGTAACGACCAAATTGGGGAGTTATTTGACCCCTATCAATCTCTTGTTGGATTTGTTGATAACGATATACAACAAGGTTATTCTGGAGGACTAAAGGGTGTAGCGGCTGCTGCGACAGTGGGTAGTGGTAGTAAGTATTTTCCAGTTAACTCTCCAAATCAAGTGGATGGTGCATCTATTGCTTGGCCAAATATAAATGATGGAGGCTATTCAATACTTGTTAATACAACTAATTTACAACCATTTTCAGGGCATGAGTTTGGTATGCGTGATGATGGAGTATCACCTATTATTGGGGCTGAGTTCATGATGAACAGTTCTAACGATAATAGAATAAGAGCTTACTTTGGTGATAGAGCAGCAGAGTTATCTACTAATTCAACACCGGGATTTTATAGTATCAACAGAGATTCTAGTAGCTCACTTAGTATGTTTTTTGGTAATGACTCAATTCCATTTGGATTGTATGCCTCAACTAACTATGCTGATGTAGCAACAACTTTCAGAAGCTTCCATGTTCTTGGTGGTGGTTACGCTTATCTTGTGGCCGGTGTTGGTGAGTATGTTCCTGCGGCAACTTCTAGTAACCTGATAGGTTATCTTTCTTTGCATACACATTTAACACAGGCGGATGCTAGCAATGAATGGTATTTCTCAACACAGTTTAGACTCAAAGCTAATCCATTTAGTTCTAGTCCTGTTAACACTCAGGTTGTAATAGGTAATAATGCTACAATGAATGGGACTTTAGATTCTCGTATTAGTGCTAGTCCTGCCTATCAATGGAGTAAAAATGGAGTTAATATTGTTGGTGCTACACAAAGTAGTTATACAGTCAACAATGCTGCACTTTCGGATTTTGATAATGCATATCAACTTAATGCAACAGTTAGTGGGGTTGTTTATCATTCTTTACCCGCCCAATTAGCCACAGTTACTACTGCGACAGTAAGTAATTGGGTTAATATGGCGTATCTTAATGGTTCAACATTGGTATCTTCAAACACTATCTGGGGAGTTGACCAATTTTGGAATGGGATGATTACAGATGGGATAGATACAGATATGTATTCTGTGAACTGTTATGTTCCAGATAATCTCATAGCGTGTCTTACTCCTTTAGTGAATATTGGTGGTCCTAATATGTGGGTGAATAATGGACCATTTGTTAGTGCTAATCTCACTGTTAATGGATTGATTAGTGATGGCACAAAATATCTGGATACAGGAATAAAGGATAGCACCACATTTAGTTCGGTAAATGATATTGGGTTTACTATCTATTTCTCAGCAACTCCTAGTGATACTGGACTAACAGGCATAATTACACCAGATGACCAAGGTGGATATATGCTTCAGGCTAATCGTTCAGGAAGTGCTTCATGGTTTGATTATGGTCCAGCTTCAGGTGGTGCAGGTAATCTACACGCTACTTCTCCTGGACCGGGATACTATTGTGGGGTTAGGACAGCATCCAATGCTGAAGCATTCTATTTTGCAAGTAGCGGAAGTGCACATGCTGCATTAGCTACAGGTTCTACTGCACCGACAGAAGCATTAGTGGGTATTAATGTGTATATCTTCAACTGTAATGGATTGAGTGTGCCAACAACCAACAAGAGAATCTCCTACACTTCTATCTCCAAAGGATTAACCAGCACGAAGTCGAGTCATCAATATAGTCGTGTGCAAACTCTTAGAACAACACTTGGTGGAGGGTTTCAATAATGAGCAGAGGACCACGATTTAATTATAGAAGGCGAAAGAACGAGAACTTTAGTTCTAAGCGACGTATACAAGTATGGACTTTATTTGCTGAAGGTTATCCAGCAAAAGAGATATCTGCTATGCTTGGGATTACTCTAAAGACAGTGAGTTATCATAAATGTTGGATTACAAACTATTTCAACATACGAAGGAACGATGCAATGTTCTATCGTCTTGCTGTAGCATTTGGGTTAGTAGATAAACAGAAACCAATACAATGAAAACAAAAGTAACACTAGCAACACTGCTTGCCGGATTAACCACGCTATCAGCACTTTGTGCTGGTGCTCAAACTAAAACCCTGGGACTCTTTTGGGATAATCCCAATCCAGTGAATACTAATGAGGGATTTAATATCTATTCCTCAACTAGTATGAGTATTCCCACTAATCAGTGGCCACTGTTGACTTCGATTCCAAATCCGGTATTGGTTCCCTTCACCAACGTCAATGGTATCAACTACACGAACCATTACTGGTATTTTATGAATGTGGTTCCCGGTAACTATTTCTACACTGTAACACTCACTAATCGATTCTGGAAGTTAGAAAGTTTTTTCTCAGGAGTGGCGGTGGCTCAGGGACCGTCAACAAATCTGGTAATCAACCTGGGATTAACAGTTCCGTAATCAAAAGCGGTCCTCCACAACTACCGAAGGTTATCTATATCTTTAGAACAAATGGGTGATACAGACATATTTGACTACAAGGGAGCTATACGTGATATAGAAAAAACAATAGCTGCTCTACAACCAGCACGAAAAGTTTTGTTGGTAGATGATGATGTGGCTGATGTTACCCTTATTTTAAAGAAGTTAGAAAACTTTAATGTAGAAGTAACAGTTGTTCATACAGGCGAAGAAGCTCAGAATATAATGGCTAAGGTTAAGTTTGACCTTGTAATGTTTGATTTAGTCATGCCTGGAATGGATGGACTAGAGTTGATAATGAAAACAACCGGATTGAACCCTGGAACACGCTTTGCACTAATTACTGGTTATCCATCTAGCCATAAGGTAGATGCGGTTCTTAAACAAGGTGCAGTTATGTTGGCTAAACCACTAGATGACCATGCACTAGAAGTGATAGTTCCTCGTAAGATTAAAGCCGTATGACTGATAGAGACTATATGGAACAACTTGTTAGTGTAATCCATTCAAAGATAGATAAAATTCAGGAGGATTACGCTGAATTACGCATAGCCATTAGTGGGGGAGATATGAGTGGAAAACCAGGGGTATTACAGAATCAAGTAAGGATGATTAATGCTTTATTTGATGAGAAAGAGGGATTGGTTCCCCGGTTAACTGCGATGGAGCGCCGTGAGTTGGAGAGGATGAGTTTTATCCGTGGAGCATACTTCATAGTAGGTGGGGTGGGGTTGATAGTTGGATGGTTATTGAATCATTTCGTTAAATAATATGCCTGATACAACAACAACTACCAGTAGTTTGGGGAAGGTAACATTGAAACTTGCGGTGGTATGGGGAGTGATGTTTTCACTTCAAGCACTTTGCACCTGTATCATAGCCTCATTATCCAACGTGAAGTGGAACACGTTGGAAGCACAGTCTAAATTTTTGATTTTGTTGATGATTTTTGGTAACTGGAGCACCACAATGATGGCGTTTCTATCCAAGACGGTGGCGAGGTTGGAAGCTGGTAAGGAACCTATTCCAATGAACGGCACCGACGTATTTACAAAGGGACCAGATGGAACAGTAACAACCGTAACAACGGGGAAAGGTTAAATAGTATGAGTATCGCATTAATGTTCTGGGTCATAATGATAGTTTGGCTGGTGTTCAGCTTGTATAGTAGCTGGCCACTAACCAAAGCTTCTGGTGGCACATTCTTGGAGTTCGTGTTGTTCGCACTGCTCGGTTGGGCAGTATTCGGTGCAGCAATACATAGGTAAGTAAACAAACGAAAGAAACAAAACAATGATGAAAGACAAAACAAAGGTAATTGTTCTGTGTTCCTTGTTGGCAGTGGTTAGCTTGGTTGGTTGTTCCAACTTCGTAACCAACGCACAGCGAACGGAAGTAACAACTACCCATTTGGTGTATGGTGCGTATGTTGGGTGGACCAACTACTACATCGACGCAACCAACAGATACGCTAGCAAACCTGATCAGTTGACCAAGCTGGAAGAGATGAGGGTGGCTATCAAGGAAGCACGTATGAAATATGCGGCTTCTGTTGGTGTGGTGGATAGTTGGCTGACAGCGTATCAGTCCAACACGGTATCTAAGGCGCAGGTTCAATCGGTAGTTGATGCGTCATTAGCCAGTGGGAGTAACATAGTGTGGCTAATCACCTACCTCAAGAGCAACAATCTCCAATAACAATATGCAGACACCGGACCAAATTAAGGAACTTCTCAACACGATTGTGGGAGATATCAACCTCGCAGCGGATTACGCTGGCATTGTTGACCCTCAGTTGATTCCCATCATTGCTATCGGTAAGGCGGTGGATAAGATTATCCCCGGCCTAGCTGCTAACGTGGCGGGCATGATTGAGGGAGTGCCTCTCTCACAAGCTGAATTGGACCAGAAGGCTACTGAGTTGGCTATCTTGGCTAACAAAGAGGGCATCTAACACTTAACTGTGTTGTTACTATTCATCGAGGTTTTGTTACCTTATCTTGATATGGTGCCAGATAGTAGCAACACAGTCTTTTAATTTATGAATAGCGACCCGAATTTCCTGAACCGTTGGTTGGACCGTAATCCCCTGTCCCGGCTCACTAGGACAAGGAAATTCCTAACTATTCCCGCGTTCAATATCCCGGTAACGTGGCATGGTTTCAGTGATATTGTTGGCACCTATAATTTCCAGGCTCCCAATGCTTTTAGTTTCCTCGATACCAGATGGGTTCCTCAGCTAACTAACTACGTGATGTGCGTTAGTTTTGCGAACTCATTGAATCCTAACTCTGCCAATGGGGTGATTGGTAGTATTGGGGTTACAAGATATCGATTGAGTCCGTTGGGACAAACAGGGGAGGCTATATTCGGATATATTCCATTGTATAATGGACAGGTTATTAAGAAGAATTTTAGGATTGAGATATGGTCCACTTCACAAGGAAATGCTACCCAGGCCAGTGATTTAACCCCGTTGAACTCCTCGGTGTTGGGCAACGTGGATTACCGTTATGGGAGTGACACACTATTAACCACCGCGCAACTAATTAACACGGTGTTCGCAACAGCTAGTGCGGTTATCGCGCCACCTACCCCGGATATCTGGTTCGATGCTAATAGCGGGCTAACCTTTGGAGTGGGTAGTAAGGTAGCTAGTTGGACCGACAAACAAAACCATGTGACCGTGGCCCAAGCTGATGGAACCAAACAACCAACACATAGTGTGGTGGGGTATATACAGTTTTTGGGAACTGCTAATCTAACAGCAGCATTACAGTTTGGAACAGCGGATGCAGTTTGGTTCTTTACGTTGTTGGGTGGTAATGTTGGTGGGGCGAGCAATAATAATATATTTGCTCAGAATGGTTCATTGAATAGTGCCAATCTAAAGATGCGTGCTGCTGGTGCTGCTATGACAGCGGCACTTGATGCTAACACGTTGGACCTTAACTTTGTAGGAACCACCACGGTAGTAGAGATTAACACCTCAACAGGTGCAGTTTGGGTGCACAACGGAACCACTGGGGCTAGCACGTTCGTAGGCACTATCGGGGGCGGTGGATTTATTGATGTCTCTCAGATAACTTTTGGAGATGCAGGGGGCACAGCAGCTAAGGGTTTTGATTTATTTAATATGCTGGCCTATCCTGCAACATTAACCGCACAACAACGAACTACGGTATTACAATTTATGTTAGGTGGCATTCCGCTACCTTTCCAATTCCCTGCTAATTCAGTTCAACCTCTCAACGCTTAATTATATGGCTCAACCTAACCTTCAAGATTTAGTTAAACCTTTTGACCCAACGGGATTTGCCACAATCACCGGGGCAGGGTTGGCACAGTTCGCAGATGGGATAACTCCCTATCAGGATAAGGGACTAGTTGTTATAACCACTGACATTGCCGGTGTGCCACAAGTGCCTGATGCAACTACTACTACCAAGTGGCAGAATTATATCTGGGTTCGCCGCCAAGCTACATCAGTGACCGCGTATGTGTGGAATCCGGCGGGACCCAATGATGCTGTGTATCAGAACTGGGGTAGTATCACGTTGGTTACGTTGGCGGATGATAGTGTTACCAATGCGAAGTTGGCTCCATTATCGGTTACGAACGACAAGATATTCTCAGTGGATTGGAGCAAGATAACTAGTATTGACCCTCTATTAATGAGAAGAGGAGATGCTGCCGGTGGGGACCTAGTAGGAACCTACGCCAATCCTGCTATTGCCGGTAATGCGGTTAATAGTGCCAAGTTACAGAGTGACCCTGCTGATGACACCAAACGAGCAGTTACTACCGACCATATCAAGGATGCCAGTGTTACATCCGCGAAGTTGGCAGCATCCGCGTTAGCCTCGCTGATGCCTATTGGTTCGATTGTTCAGTTCTCAGCCAACACCATCCCGGCTGGATGGATGGAATGTGATGGCAGTGCGATAAGCAGAGCATCATATTCTGCTTTGAATACGTTGTATGCCAATGATGGCTATCTATGGGGTAATGGTAACACCACCACCACTTTCAATATTCCTGACCTTCGTGGTTATTTTCTCCGCGGTCGTTCAGCTAGTAACGCGGTGGACCCTGATGGTCCCAGGGCGTTGGCTAATAATCAAGCCGATGCGTTGAAGAATCACAAGCACTTTGAGTTCGCCAACGCTAGTGTGGATATCGCTAATCCTATCGACGCTGCTAGCCAAGCAGCCAAGCATTCAACTAGTGGAACCTCTGATGCTGGTGAGGCTATCATTACCAAATCAGCTACAGCGGCCACATTGGGGTTGACTTCTGACCCAACAGCAGGTGGGGCTGCTGAAACACGTCCTAAGAACATAGCGATAATCTACATTGTCAAGGTGCTCTAAGAGGTAGTTATGGCCTTAAAATATATTCTGGTTCAGTCTGGTTTAAAGATGGGATTGCAACCTAGCGATCCCGCACAACGTAGTGTCTTGTTGAGGTTCGCTAACGAGGCAATGAATGAGTTGTATGACCAGGCTGATATGGATGGGGTGCTCATGGAACAGTTGTTCCGTGTCAATGGCGACCAGAGCGTGGCACTACCAATGTATGTTGGCCCCATCCGCGCTATGAGGGAATACTCTACTCATGTTCCCTGGCATCTCTATGATATGCGCCCACGATACAACCAACTCAACTGGTTCGATAGATGGAGAAGTTGGAGGCTAAAGGGAGTGGGCGCGTTAAATAATGCGATAACCAACGAAACAGTTATTGCGGTGCAGGTAAAAGAGGTTGAGGACCCGCCCCTGGTGGTTGTAGTTTGCGGTCCCACGGTAGATGCTGAGAACGCAATCGACACGATAACGATGGACGAAACTTTTAAATATGGAACTCAAAACTTTATCGACGTTACCTCCTTTAAGAAGGACAGAGTTAACAATTTTAACCTGGGGCTATTGGATGTTGATGGGAATCTTCTTAGCGTGTTGGCTAACAATATGCTGGAAGCCCGTTATCGGCTTGTTGATGTTAGTCTCTATCCTTGGTCTAATACCGACGTTGGCCCTACTGATCACTTTATGGAGGTCTTGTATAAGAAGGCTCTCCCATGGATGAGTAATGACGATGATGAGTTCCCTGCTAACGGCTATGATAACATTATCGTCAACAAGATGCTTCAGTTATGGAGTGAGGAACAAGGTAAGGGGGATATGGCAGTTGCATTCGATGCTAAAGCAACTAGAAGTTTGGCCCGCAAACATGAGGACCAACATCGTGGTGCTGAGAAGATGGTTGCACTAGTTGAGAACCCACATGATACCTTGTTACCGAGGAACCGTCCCATGGGTCCAAGTAGGTATATGGGCCAGATATATTACTAGATAAATATGGGTGAGTTCAATCAACCTAGTTTTAAGGGTGGCATGAACCTATTGGTGGATGACACCAGAATAGGGCCGGATGAGTATAGGGAAGCTTTCAACGTCCGCAATCGTTTCGATGTGCTGGACCAAGTTTTAACTGCTGAAGAACAAACAGGAGCACCGCAGGGAACTAAGCAAGGGATATTCACTTTTGGTGATTACCTGTTGATGTTTGTATTTGGGGAGGCGTGGTATCAACTTCGGGGAACCCAGGGTTGGACACTGATACAGGGATTTCAAATGAATCCTTTCGCCCAAAGGGTTTATGTTGCTGTAGTTCCTGTTAGCACTACCAACTATGGAAGATTAGCATCTGATAACACGCCTGTCCCCAATAATCCTATCAAGCTATCCAACGTATCGGCGGCACTAGGTAACGCACCCGGAATAGTAGTGCAGGATGGCTCTACTCAACCATATTTTATCTGGGTCGATAACAACGGAATACACACCAAACAGACCCAGACCTATGCTCAGTGGTTTTATGACCCTACAGGAGTAAATGATAGAAGGGAATATGTTCCGATTGGCACATTCATGGAGTGGATGGATGGAGTGCTTTTTATACTGGCTACCGACCAAGCTACTTTATTGCGTAGCGTAACGGGTAGACCGTTGGATTTTGTTATCAACGTGGATAAGGATGGACAGAAAGGTGGGGATGCGTTCACTACGGGTTACAGTGTTGGTGTGGGACAGATAACGTGCTTAAAGGCACTAAGTAGTGGGGGATTATTTGTATCCGCTGCCAATGCTGTTTGTTTTGCAGTAACCTTTAACCGTAATCCGGGTGCTCCTACGTTGTTTGGTGAAGCAACTTTTATTCGACAGTTGTTATTTTCAGCCGGTTGTGTAAGTGATAGGGTGTTTGTGGATATTCTAGGGGACTCCGCATTCGTTGACCCCGAGGGACTAAGAAGTTTCAACGCAGTTCTTCAACTACAGAACGAGGGACGTAATAGTATATTCTCGCTGAAAGTGGCTAAGTTGTTCGATGGGGTGATACAAAAGGCTGAAACCACCGCAGCTATTGTTTTCGATAACTATGCGTTGTTCTCGTTGAACAGCATATATGGGAATATCATTTTGGTGTATGATACCCTTAATAAATGCTTTACTTCCATCGATACTGTAACTGGTGGTAAGGCTATCAAACAGTTTGCGAAGATAGACACCAACGTAACACAGCTATACGCAATAACACAGGATGACAAGTTACTACGTTTGTATTCTGGCACGGAATTTGCTGTATCAACAGTCAGATTGGGCGGGTTGTGTAGCCAGAACCCCAAACAAGAGTTACAGCCCAATGAATTTCGTTGTGTGTTGAATGGTTTTCGGTTGGACAGCACCATAACAGTTAGAGCGTTCGTCAACAATAGAGTAAGTGGCGATCCTATAACCCGTAGATTGAAGTTCAATCCATCAGTTAGACCCTACACTGGCAGTCCTGCTTTTGTGGATGTTGATAGTCAGGTGAATAACGTAACTTTTAACTTTACCGGAGCCAACCAAGGATGGAAGGTTTTCTTTGTTATCAACTGGACAGGTGGTGGGAGTGTTACGAACATCCAATCCACTACTCAGGAACTTACACCAGTTCAACCACTGTTAACCCAGGGGATTAGTTGACCACCAATCACACACTAGCGGATGTTGTTGAGTATATCATGGCTAATCGCCGTGGGAAAGCGTTCTACAAGTGGACACGTAGTGAGATAACTTTAACATTAGCAGAGGCAGTAAATGAAGGAACCTTTCTATACAGTGTGGATGATAGGGGAAATATTAATGGTTGTGTGCATGGAACAAGGTTCGTTAAAGATAATGTATTGTTTGTCCACAACATCCTAACCACTGGGGGCACTGTAGTGTTGATTAATTTCATCAAAAGATTCCGTGAGTTGTTCTTTGGTTATAGGTTAGAGGCTACCCGTAGGGGTAGAACGAAAATCTACAACACCGACAAGTTTGTTAGTAAATTCTTAACACTTAACTAATACGATATATGGGTGGAGCAACACCAAATTATGGTGGTAATGTAGGTTCTGTGATGAATCAGTATCTCCAGAACTTACCACAACTTAGCCAAGTTACATCGGGCGCTCAAAGTGCTGCTGATTTAGCTGCTGCTAGGAGTGCCGCCGCCACACAACCAATTTACAACCAAGCTACTCTGGACGCCTACTCCAGATTTGCTCCTCAGTTATCAGCTATAGGTAGTTCTATTGGTCGTAGTAGTGCGATGGCAGGGGCACAAACTAATGCGGATATTCTAAATGGACCAGGGGCCGCGCTCAGTAAGTCGGCTACTGCGTTAGAACAACAGGCTAATCCTGAGTTTTATTCCACAAGGTCGCTAACTAGTGGAAAGATAGCGGATTTGATGAACAGTATCAACCTTAGTGGGTTGAGTGGTAGCGAACGTGCGGAGGTAGAACGTAGCCTGGGCACCTCACAGACTGCAACGGGTAATTTAGGATTGGATAACGCCACTAATGCAGTTAGCAATGCAATGACTTTTGGCAGTGCGCTACAAACCAAACGTGATGCATTAGCCAGTGCCATTAACACGGCCACTAATTTCCTACCCCAGTCCAAAGCATCTTTTGACCCTGTTAGTTTAGCGTTGACTGGTAATCCTAACACTACAGCGTCGGCTAGTAGTGCAACGGGTCAGTTTAACTCTACACCCTCTTCCAGCAACCAGGCATGGGGGATGGGTAATAACGTATTTGGTGGGTTGAATCAATCGAATATTGTTAATCAGGGGTTACAATTTCAAGGGAGCCGGAATAATTCTCCAATGGGGATAATGAATGACGTTAGCGGGCAAGTTGGTAACGTTTGTTGCTTTATCTTTTTGGAGGTGTTGAATGGTAAGTTACCATGGTGGGTGAGAAAATGCCGGGACCGATACTATAACCACTGCCCCGAGGTTGCCAGGGGTTATAAGAGGATGGCTAAGGTGTTGGTTCCACTTATGCGTTATGTTCCATTGGTTCGTTTCATGGTTAACCGATGGATGGTGCAACCCTTAATGCTATATGGTGGGCATACTTGTAGAGTGAATGGATATCAAGGTTGCAGAGAGTTTAAACCTTATCGCAACTTTTGGTTTTCAGTATGGAAACACCTGGGCACAATCCCATCTGTCAGCGGAAGTTAGTAATCACCAAGATAATCAGAACTATACCGTTAGGAGATGGCCAAACCACCGGACAAATCACTATCTGTATTGATGGACTTTTAGAGTTCAGCCTTACAGAGTTTGAAGAAATCTTATCATTACTCAACTGCACTTACAAAGATTTAAAGGAAAACTTATATGCCACTAGGTAGAAGCGGAATAGGACGTTGGCTGGTGTTGGGATTAGATAAATCCCCAGAAGCTAATCCAGCGGCGGGAGCAAAAGTTTCTGCGACAGATAAAGATGGTAATCCCGTCAAGTGGGTAGATGACCAGGGTAATGATGTTAGTGATGATGCTAAAAAGTTTGGCACCGGGGTAGTTAAACAACCATCTTTCTGGTCGAAAGCAATGGGTTCGCCCTCCGCACAACGAGCGTTGGAGTTGAACACTGAGTATAATGCGCGTCCAGGGGTGGAGAAGCA